ACACAGGTTATCTATATTTTATGGATAACTTCTTTTATATACAGCATCCTACTAGAGGGTCAATGCTATATCACCCCTGGGAATACCAAGAACGACTAATTGATACCTATCATAGATTTCGTTTTAGTATTTCATTGATGCCTCGTCAGTCCGGCAAATCAACATCAGCCGCAGGATATTTGCTTTGGTATGCCATGTTTGTTCCGGACAGTACGATTCTTATTGCGGCGCACAAGTATACAGGTGCTCAAGAAATTATGCAACGTATTCGTTATGCATATGAAAACTGTCCCGATCATATTAAAGCAGGTGTCACTACTTATAACAAAGGTTCATTAGACTTTGAGAACGGCTCACGTATTGTTTCAGCAACAACTACTGAAAATACAGGTCGTGGTATGTCTATTACACTATTATATCTGGACGAGTTTGCGTTCGTTAGACCAAGTATCGCTAAAGAATTTTGGACTGCTATTACTCCTACACTATCAACTGGTGGTAAAGCGATTATCACAAGCACTCCTAACTCAGATGAAGATCAGTTTGCGTTCATTTGGAAAAGTGCCAACAAGACTGAAGATGAGTTTGGCAACACAACAGAATTAGGTATAAACGGATTTAGAGCATATCGTGCATACTGGCATGAACAGCCTGGACGAGATCAAAAATGGGCCGATGAAATGAAAGCCCAACTAGGCGAAGACCGATTCAATCGTGAAATTGGTTGTGAATTCATTATTGCTGATGAAACACTTATTAATCCTAATACACTATTAATGATGGAAGGTATTGAGCCTGTATCTCGTATGGGACAAGTTCGCTGGTATGATAAACCTACAAAGGGCAATATATATTGTGTAGGATTAGATCCTAGTCTTGGTACAGGTGGCGACCCCGCCGCTATTCAAATCTTTGAAGCAAACACTACTAAGCAGATCGGTGAATGGAAACACAACAAGACTGATATTCCTAATCAGATTAAATTGATAGCACAAATTAACAAGTATATCCTAGAATGCACCGGTGAACCTAACAATATCTACTACAGTATTGAATGTAATGGCATTGGTGAAGCCGCAATTGTATCACTAAGTGAATATGGTGAAAGCAATATTCCCGGTATCTTTATTAGTGAATCTGGAAAAAGTCGTAAAGGATTCAATACAACTAATAAAAGCAAGTTAGCAAGTTGCGCTAAGTTCAAAACATTAGTTGAAAGCAAGAAAATGACTGTAAATAGTCGCAGTCTTATTTCAGAATTAAAAGCATTTGTCGCACACGGTGGCAGTTATGCCGCTAAGATTGGCGATACAGATGACTTGATTATGGCTAGTTTACTAGTAACACGTATGCTACAACAACTAAGCGACTACCACTCAGATTTAGAGAGTCAGATTAGAGATCATGAAGAAATGATTGCTCCTCTGCCCTTTTTTGCAGTGTTAGGTTAAGGATTGGACTAAATATAAACATGGCACTGGACAACGAATCATTTAACAAACAACTATATGACCTTCTTAAAGTAAGAGGTTATAAGCCTGTACCGAAAAACTCTAGAAATCAGAACGTAGAAGCATCACAACTTGCTGATGTTATGGAATTTGTGTTTATGAAAGACGGAGAAGAGTACGGTAAGGCATGGGCAAGCATCGATGATGCAAGCAACGTAATTATCTATTATGATGATGAACAAGCAGATAGTCCAGAAGGAAATACCCCCGGAGTCGAATATGATGATTCATGGTCAGGGTTCTTAAAGCACGTTAAGAATTGGGCACAACGTAAGCAACTTAGTTTTGAGTTAGCCAACAAAGACCGTCTTAGCGATGACATGCGACAAAGGGAATATGTAAAAATGAAAGAAAAAATCTCAGAAGGCTATCACCCAATGGGTAACAAAGCCAGTTATAACGATAATGTTCCTAACATTAAAATTATTCTTCAGCACAATCGCAGGATTGAAGAAGGTGAGCAACGTTATCGCAACGTAGCCAAAATCTTTTTGGAGAACACAGAAGGTGAAAGAATTCTTGCCCCTACTACCCGTCCGGGAATCGCACAAGTTTATGCCAGACATTTGGCCGAAGGTGGAGTTCCGAACGATGAACGTTGGAATCATATCAAGGGTCTTTGTGAAGAGTATTCCAAAATGGCAGGGTTCGTTCGTGCCACACGAAATAATCAATTCAACGAATCAGCACAAGCATTAGTTAACGAAGGTATTAATCACTATCAATCATTGCGTGAATCACTAAGCAAGATGCGCGGTCATCGTGGCTACAATGCTTACTTTGAAAGTTGGACTCCTCCATTAATGGAAGAAGAAAATGATGATTCAATCAATGAATTGTTTGTACAAGAAACAGTTGATCCTCGTATTGAAAGCGTAATGCCTATTCTTTCACGTTTGAGTAAGAAGTCAGGCAATAAGCCAATGTCAGAAGTTACAGAACTTGCTGAGTGGGCCCAAAGTATTTTAGAAGGTGGTGATGGTCCTGAGGCTTCTGAAGAAGAAGATGTATATACCGATGCAGATGCCGGCGAAGAAATGGATGCATCAGCCGAAGAAGAAGCGTTAGAAGAAGGATTTGGAAGCGTTGACGCATTCAAGAATAAACTATCTAGAAGCAACGATCCATTTGAAATGATCTATAATGCTATCGCTGGAGATTACGGTGACGAGATTCGTATGGCATTCCAAGAAATGTATGATGACGTAGTAAATGATAGTGGTTATCGCTTACATCCAGATGACGATTTTGAAACGATCATTAACACTATTGTTGACCAACTAGTTGGTGACATGAATGAAGAAGATTCAACTACTAAAAGTTTAGCAGTTCCTGCTGACAAGATGCTTGAAGCACCTGGTGCAGAAACGTTAGGTCACAACCAATCAACCGAAAAAAGCAACTTAGCCGCATTTGATTTAGATGAGGCTGGTACCAAAGTTACTAGTCCTAAATGGCAAGCCAATAGAAGATTAGAAATCGATATTGAAAACATGGATGACAAGAATTTTCATAAGAAATATGAAAAGTCTAAAGAAGAAATGAAATCACATTTGATTAAAGAAGAATCAAGTGAAGGCCGTCCTTATATTTGCTTACATGCTAAGAAGGGCAGATTTGAATGCCATGCTAATTCAAGTTATGAAGCCGCAAAGAAAGCCGCACAGAAGTGGGGCCTGAAGAATACATCCGGCATCGATGTATACTTAGCAGACGTTTCACATAGCCCAGCAAGTATCGGTGAAGCACTTGATCCAGTTGCAGACAAGATTGCTGAATTAGAAAAGCAATTGAAAACTGCTACTCCCCAGGAAGCACAGAAGATTAAAGAAATTCTTACTTTGTTAAAAGCAAAGGCAAACAGAGGATCATCTAATTCTTCAGACGGTGGCACAGCCGCAGATAGAGCAGAGCAACGAGCAAAAGATCGTTCATCTAAAAAGTCATCAGTAACAGGTGATAACATCGGTGACACACTTAAAGGTGGAGCGGCACTAATGGGCTTCTTAGGTTTAGGTGAATCACATATGGCAGAAGCAGATAGTATCATTCAAGATATTATCAATGGTGATTTAGATGCATATGATGTTATGACAAGTCCTAAGACGCCTGAAGAAAAATATGTAGCAAACATGATTCAAGCAATGTATGATGACATTTCAATTGACCATCGCTTACATCCAGATGATAATTTTGAAGAAATCTTAGACATTGTAGTTGACCGTTTAGAAAAAGACTACGGATCAAAAGAATCAACCGTAGAAGATTTAGACGCTAATCAAAAGCGTGTAGGTCAATTAGGCCCAACCGAGAAGGTAGGACCTAAAGGTGCAGTAGGTAAATTAGTTGGTGCTTCTGAAAGTATTGAAGTTAAAGAAGGCCAAGATGATTTGGATGCACTCAAACGATTACTAAACAGATATTAAAAAGGGTAAAATAAACCGCACTTAATTGTGCGGTTTCCCATATCTGGCATAAATATACTTGACATTAGAAGAAAGTATGTGTATACTAGAATCTAGTGTTAGTTATCTCATGGTGAGATAGCGACAACTAAAATGACACCATGTCAATGAAATAAGGAAATATATTATGGCTTCACTAGCAGAAATTCGTGCCCGTATCGCGGCACAAGAAAACAAGACCCAGAACAAGGGTTCTTCAACTCAATCAGACAACGCAATCTACCCCCACTGGAATATTGACGAAGGCGCACAAGCGACTATTCGTTTGCTTCCAGACGCAGATACGAATAACACATTCTTCTGGGTAGAACGTCAGATTATCAAACTACCATTTAACGGCGTTAAGGGTGATCCAAACATTAAGCAGACAGTGGTACAAGTACCATGTGTTGAAATGTATGGTGATTCATGTCCCGTTCTCGCAGAAGTTCGCCCTTGGTATAAGGATGATACTCTTAAGGAACTCGCTAACAAGTATTGGAAGAAGCGTTCATACATCTTTCAGGGCTTTGTTCGCACTAACCCATTAGGTGATGACAAGACTCCAGCGAACCCAATTCGCCGATTCATTATCTCTCCTCAAATCTTCACTATCATCAAGTCTTCATTGATGGATCCTGAGATGGAAGAATTGCCAACAGACTTCTTGCGTGGTCTTGACTTCAACATTAAGAAGACAAGCAAGGGTGGCTATGCCGACTATTCAACTAGTAACTGGGCCCGTAAGGAATCAGCACTAACAGAAGTTGAGCAGGCTGCTATTGAAGCACATGGTCTATATAACTTGGCAGACTTCTTGCCTAAGAAGCCTAACGAAGCAGAACTACGTGTCATTAAGGAAATGTTTGAAGCATCAGTTGATGGTCAGCCTTTCGACAATGAACGTTGGGGTGCATACTATCGCCCATATGGTGTAGAAGCACCAGCAGGTACTACAGCGGATAAAACACCAGCGTCTAGCGTAACTAGCGCACCCGCTAAGTCACCAGTAGCAGATACAGAAGATGATACTCCTCCTTTTGAAACTGCTGATCCAGTAGTTGTCCCGCAGACAACTTCAAGCGACAAGGCCCAGGATATTCTTGCAATGATTCGTGCAAGACAAAACAAGGCCTAATTGAATTGGGGGAAGGAAACTTCCCCCAATTGATTAAGGAGAAACATTATGACATTACCTGACGAAAGATACCGTGCTTTAAAGCAAGGTAAAAAACTACTGGAAGAATTATGTGATCCAGGTAAGACTCCTAGAGTCCCTAGTATTGTCAGAGACAGAGCAAGAGGTGTACTACGACATTTTCCCAGTGATTATGAATTAGAACGACTCGCAGATCAAGTACCCGAACTACTTGATAAAGTTCCGTTTTCTGATAGAATGAAACAAGTAGCACGATAACACAGAGGAGAATAACTTGGCTAAGGCATTTGACGTAAGCAAATTCCGTAAGGATATCACTAAGGCTATTGATGGTCTTAGTATTGGATTTAATGACCCGACTGATTGGATCAGCACGGGCAACTACGCACTGAACTATCTAATCAGTGGTGATTTTAACAAAGGCGTACCACTAGGTAAGGTGACTGTGTTTGCCGGTGAATCAGGCTCTGGTAAGAGTTTCATCTGTTCAGGTAACCTAGTACGTCACGCACAAGAGCAAGGCATTTTCGTTGTACTAATCGACAGTGAAAACGCACTTGACGAAGCATGGTTACATGCGCTTGGTGTATCAACAGACGAAGATAAGTTGCTTAAACTTAACATGGCAATGATTGATGACGTTGCTAAGACTATCAGTGAGTTTATGAAAAGTTACAAGGCTATGCCTGAAACTGACAAGCCTAAGGTCTTGTTCATTATTGACAGTCTCGGTATGCTATTGACACCAACAGACGTTAATCAGTTTGAAGCAGGTGATATGAAAGGTGACATGGGTCGTAAGCCTAAAGCACTAACAGCACTTGTTCGTAACTGTGTAAACATGTTTGGTTCACACAATGTTGGACTAGTTGCAACTAATCACACATACGCATCACAAGATATGTTTGACCCCGATGACAAGATTTCAGGTGGTCAAGGTTTTGTGTATGCATCAAGTATTGTTGTTGCAATGAAGAAGTTGAAACTAAAGGAAGATGAATCCGGCAATAAGGTAACTGATGTTCGTGGTATTCGTTCTGCTTGTAAGATTATGAAGACTCGTTATGCGAAGCCCTTTGAATCAGTACAAGTTAAGATTCCATATGAAACAGGTATGAGTCCTTACTCAGGTCTACTAGACATGATTGAAAAGGCTGAACTTGTTAAGAAGGAAGGTAACTCACTAGTCTATACAACACTTGATGGGGAAATCATTAAGAAGTTTCGTAAGGCTTGGGAAGCAAATGACAGTGGCTGTTTAGACAAGGTAATGTCTGAATATAGCCTACGTGATTCAGGTAAATCAAGTTTTAGTGCAACAGAAAATAATGAAGAAACTATTGAAACAGAGGAGTCACCAGAAACATGAGTTTAGCGTTAGTTAGTGAAGTTTGGAAACTACTTAAACCTAGTCTTGAAGCGGGTACAGTAGCCGAAGAGGCTGCTGATACACTAGTCAACTATCTTATTGATGAAGACTATTCACCAAATGAAATTAAACAAGCATTTCGCGGTGATGGGTTCATTAAGGATGCATTAGAGTTTTTCTTGGAAACTCCTGATGAAGGATTTAAACTTGATGAAGAAAGTGAAGATCCATACGAAGATGACTACTCATTCGATGACGAAGATGATGACTGGAACTAAATGAACTGGTACACTAGGATCACTGCTGATCTATCAGTAATCCCAGATTTTATTACTCATTATGAAGATGAGATAATTTCTGCAAAGCAAGACGTTAGGGTATACGGCAATGTTGAAAAGAACATTGCCGCATTACCCGGCGTAACAGAATATCGCTTCAATCAATTACAAGAGATTGAAGCGGTACTCAACTATCTAAACATTCAACTACGAAAGATTCGTAGAAAGCACTTTCAGAAATATTTGGAAGCATATAATCGTGCGTTAACTTCACGTGATGCAGAAAAGTATACTGATGGTGAACAGGAAGTTATTGACTTTGAAGTGTTGATTAATGAAGTTGCACTATTACGTAATAAGTTTTTGGGTGTAATGAAAGGTATTGACGCAAAGCAATGGCAACTTGGCCACATTGTTCGCTTGCGTACTGCTGGTATGGAAGATATCACAATTGGGTAAAATATCGCTTGCATTTAATTCATAAGTGATGTACAGTTATAAAATAGTAACAACAAGGAATTATTCATGTCAACGATGAATGCCACAGTAGTAAATTGGCCTAGTAATGGCACAGTAATATCATATGATAATCTATTTGAAACTAGAGAATCCAAAGATATTAAGTTTGATCTTGACCTACTAGTTCTTAGTGCTACCCTATATCGGTTGCGCAATTCCACATATGGTGACGAGCAAATTGCTAATCAATATCGTTGCCTGTCATTGATTGAAGATAATATTCAACAATATGTAACTGAATCTGATTATGAATTTGCAGAAGAAGTTCGTCAACACTTTAGTCAAAAACTAATGATGCTAAAGTTGAAGACAGAAAATCTTACTGCATTTCGTGAAGACTTGAATCAATTTTTACATGCTAGTTGGCATAATAATTCAAGTAGAGAATTTGTTTATCCTAAAAAGTTTGTTGGACTTGCTTACAAGTTGCCTTACTTTTACATTTATGACAATCAATTAAATTCAATCTTTGGATCCTCATACAGTAATATCAAAGGTCCACAACAAGTTAAGGGTGAAAAGAAATTGTCGTTCTTGACTAAGATTCACTCTCACACTCGTAGGGGTGCAGGTAATATTGAATATTGGTTCGAAGACGAATCTAGTAATAAGGTAATGATTTCACTTGAAAATCATAACCCTTTGCTTAATCTATTCAATAAACTTATTACGGATACTGTTGTAATCAATGGCAAGTTTGATGTACGCCGTAAGGATACAATGGAATATTACAATTCACATAACTGGACGTGTGTTGCATAATGACTAGTATCGAAGTTGCTGATTTTCTACGTGCCAATGTTGATTGGGCACGATTTGCTAGACTAACAAAGGCCCTTGATAAACAACTCAACAATGAACAGTTGCGTTTTCTTAAAGCAAGGGTCTTTGAAAAGTCTATTGAAAAGTATTCAAATGGCACACTACAATATGTTGCAGAACCCGGTTGTGATTTTATCATGATTGGTCTTCACAACATTCGTTTAGAAATGAAGTATACTGAAGGTGCTATCTACACACCTAAGAAGGGCAACCTAAAAGATTCGTGCAGTATCAAACTTACAAACAGTAATGGTACAAATACACATTCAACATTGCCTCCATACTATGCTGACTATCTAATGTTTGTAAGTGATCGTGGTGCTATCTTGTTTGACAAGAATACACTACAATCACATTCTACCTCAAATGGTGATGGCATTCATGCAGTAGTTCCCACTTCAATGGGAACTATGATTGCTGACAATACTGTTATGACCGGTGACAATCAATTAGAAGTCGATTTTATCCAGCAATTAGACAGGTCCGTAGAACTTTACGCCTCAAATATCTTATAAGTTGTTGATTTACAACACTTTTTATTTGATATTTTTGGATAAAAAGGCTTGACTTTAATTCGTTTTGGGCATACAATACATGTATTGACACTGAGAAATCGGAGACAGCACATGAAGATCGTTATTCAAACTCAATTCTGCGAAAACTATGGCGACGTTGAAACTCCCCGCTGGAAGTTTAAAGGTGGCGAAACTTACGTTGTTCCTAATCTGACCCCTGCTCAAGTAGAGAAGGTCAAGACGCATGGTATTCCTACCCTTACTGCTATGATTGAATATAGCAATGACGGTGCTAAGGAATATATTCTCGGTGTTGATATTGTTGAGGACAACAAGGTTGTCTGTGACGAGTGGGAAACCCCAACCGAACTGTTCTGGGAAGAAGGTCGTTGGGTTGCCCGTCGTACCATTGAGAACGGCGAGTATGGTTATATGCGTCAGGACATTGCCAGCAAGACTGAACAGTATGACATGATGATGGAAGGTGGTCGTGAAAAGTACTCGGCCATGTACACTATGCGTACTGGGGAAGTATTGACTTCTCAGGAACTTGAAATTTTTTATCGCCAAGCGGCATAAAAAGGCTTGACATTTAATCGTTTTGGGCATATAATACATTATACACTGAGAAAACGGAGTCAAAGATGGGTCACAAAGTTCTTAACATTTCGCAAGAGTTTCGTGCTAAGTATGTTGCCCGCAAGGGTTTGGAAGGTCCTTTCTTCTTTCCCGGTAATCGTGTAGTGTATTACGATCCGATTGAAGGTGCATATTGGGACCCTACGACAGATTTCTTTCTGTCGTATGATGAGCAGACAGCACTTCAAAACTCAATTTTTGACGTAATTAAGGCTTGACTTTAATTCGTTTTGGGCTTATAATATACATATATTAACACAGAAAGGTATCGCATGTCTTCTATTCTAGTCAAATTTGGTGAGTATCGCAATCAAGCAGTTGTCAACACTAAGTTTAATCTCGTTAAGGGATATCAAACTGGTAAAAAAGGTGGCTACGTTACTGTAAAGAACGAAGGTCAGTTTCCGATTGCTATTGACGTAATCAAAATTAAAGTGAATACTATTCACGATATTGAATTTAATGGAGCCCCTGTGATTGCAGAAGAATCTCAAGTTGTTGAAAATGTAGTTTCTGAAACAGAAGAAGACGCAATGAATCGCATTGCTACTCGTTTCGGTGTGCTTGATGAAATGTCACGTGCATGTATTGCAGGTGATATTCGTGCTATGATTGTGACAGGTCCTGCAGGTATCGGAAAATCACATGGTGTGACTACTCAAATGGAAAAAGCAACATTGTTCGATCAAGTTGCAGGTAACAAGACTCGTTTCGAAATTGTTAAAGGTGCTATGTCAGGCATCGGCTTGTTCGCTAAGTTGTACAAGTTCAGTGATGCTAAGAACGTTCTCGTTTTTGATGACTGCGATATCTGGGAAGATCAAGACGCTATCAACGTATTGAAAGGTGCGCTTGACAGTGGCAAGACTCGCAGAATTTCTTGGAACAAAGATAGTCGTTTGTTGCGTGACGAAGGTGTCCCTAACAGTTTCAACTTCAACGGCTCTATCATCTTTATTACGAACAAGAGTTTTGACGCACGTAAAGCAAGCAAAATTCAGCCCCACTTAGATGCATTGCAGTCTCGTTGTCACTTTCTTGACTTGACTGTCAACACTGAGCGTGACAAGATGTTGCGTATCAAGCAAGTGCATCGTGATGCTGACGGTGGCTTGTTTGCTGACTATGATTTTTCGCAAGTACAGACAGATGAAATCATGTCGTTCATTACTGAAAATCACAACAAGTTGCGTGAAGTGTCCTTGCGTATGTGTTTGAAAGTTGCAGACTTAGTTAAGATTAGTGCTAACTGGCGCGAACTTGCTAAAGCAACTTGCATGAAGTGAGTTTTGTTGCTAGGTGTTTCTTTGAGTTATTTTCGGGGGACTTCGGTCCCCCTTTTTTTACCTTTATAGTTGCAAAATTATTATAATGGTGTTATAGTGATACAATGGATACTAAAGAGCAATTACTTTATTTTTTCTTACAGGGCAAGATAAGTCTTAGTCAGTACGATCAAAAGTTTTTATCAAACCTGCAAATGATTTGCCACGAAAAGAATCGTGTCACTTCCAATCAGGTTGCATTATTTGATAGATTGGTTAGCAAGTATTCTAAACAATTATACAAAAATAATGTAGACCATGAACATGTAATTACACTACCTTGGAAAGCCGATATAGTACCTAGTACTCCTGAATATACTGGAGCAAAGGTATCGTATGATGACAATCTACTTACGATACGTCTACCATTTAATAAAACATTTATTTCAGATTTCAGAAGTATCAACGACAATCCATTTGTATGGAGTCGTGAAGAGAAAAAGTACGTTGCAGAATTTAGTACCTATGCATTAAAGATTGCATATACTTTACTACCCGGTTATTTCCCTATCGTCATGTACTGTGATAAGTTGTTATCATTGTTGAATCAACTAAGTATATATGAGAATGTTAAAGTTTGGGAACCCACACTAGTTCGTGTCAATGGCAATTTAATTGTTGCCGGAGTTAATAGCATACTTGGTGATATCATCGCTAATATGGAATTGAAACATAATGCAAGAACATTCTATGAATTATCACAATTAGGTATTAAGATTGATCCTTCATTAATTGACAGTCCTAAATTACAGTTTGCATCAGAGTTCGTTACCGAAGTTAACTTAGATGAATTCAGTGAAGTAGCGAAATGGATTATTGAATTAAATCCAAATGAGGTATTGTTTGGTAGGGGTCTAGTTAATAGACTAGACAGAGAAATTAGAGAAATACTAGACAAGGAAATCAATACTGGTAAAAAGGTTATTGATTCCCGTATCAGTAGGACTTCAAGACCAATTCTGCTACAATATCATAGTCAGCCTGATACTAAACGTAATCATGGTATTAACGCAATTGGTAAGTGCGTAATAATTAGAAATATAAGGCCAATAGAGGTACGATGAAACAAGCAAAAATTATTGTCAAAGATGAAGTCAATATAAAGATTGAAGGCCTCGAACTTGATGCCCGAAGAGCATTGATGAAGAAGTTTGAATATGAAAAGCCGGGAGCAAGATATTTGCCAAGTGTCCGATTAGGGCGATGGAATGGTAAAATCAGTTACTTCTCATTAGCAGGAAGCACATATCTAAATCTATTAGATCAGGTTATTCCTATATTAGATCAGTATGGATATGACATTGAATTAGAAGACTTGCGCACATATAGCACAACCTTCAATTTCACAGAAGTGTCCGAAACTACATTTTCACACAAAGTATGGCCAAAAGGTCATGAACGTGAAGGACAACCTATTGTACTACGTGACTATCAAGTTGAGATTATCAATAACTTCTTAAAGAACCCGCAAGCACTACAGGAAGTTGCTACCGGTGCAGGCAAGACATTGATGACTGCGGCTCTGTCACTTAGTGTAGAACAGTATGGACGCAGTATTGTTATCGTTCCTAACAAGGACCTTGTTAGACAGACAGAAGCAGACTATATTAACTTGGGACTTGACGTTGGTGTATACTTTGGTGATCGTAAAGAATACAACAAGACACATACTATTTGCACTTGGCAAAGTCTTAACAACATGCTTAAGAACACACAGTCAGGTGAAGCAGAAGTTCCAATCGGAGAATTTATTGAAGATGTAGTATGTGTAATGGTTGACGAAGTTCACATGGCTAAGGCTGATGCACTTAAAACATTGTTGACCGGAGTGTTCTCATCAGTGCCAATTCGTTGGGGTCTAACAGGAACAGTTCCTAAAGCAGAAATGGACCGTGTGTCTATTCTAGTGTCACTTGGCCCCGTCATTGGTAAGTTAGCCGCAAGCGAACTACAAGAGAAGGGTGTTCTCGCACAATGTCACGTGAACATTGTACAGTTAAAAGATACACCTGAGTTCACAAACTATCAAAGTGAGTTGAAGTTTCTTACTGAGGATCCTAAACGATTAGATACTATCGCTAAGTTGATTAGAAAGATTAGCGAAGGTGGTAATACATTGATTCTTGTTGACCGCATTGGTGCAGGTAAAGAACTACAAAACAGACTATCAGAAATCTTTAGTTTAGTTAAGGATGCACCCGAAGTTGCATTCGTATCGGGTAATACTAAATTGACTGAACGTAAAGAAGAATATGATGAGATTAAAACAGCGAGTAACAAAATTATTATCGCAACCTATGGTGTAGCCGCAGTTGGTATTAACATCCCTCGTATTTTTAATCTTGTTCTATTAGAGCCGGGAAAGAGTTTCGTTCGTGTTATTCAAAGTATTGGACGAGGAATTCGAAAGGCAGAAGACAAAGAATCGGTAGAGATTTGGGATATTACAAGTACTTGCAAGTTTGCAAAGCGACATTTAACACAACGCAAAGCATTCTATAAAGAGGCCAACTATCCATTCAGTTTGGAGAAATTGGATTACTAATATGTTGACAAAACAAAAGAAAGATGATAGAATAACAAAATGCGTATATTAACACTTGAAGATGAATATTATAACTTAGAGACATTGCCAGAAGAAATCGATGACTTAAGGTTTGCGATTCTTGATAACTCTAACCCACAGAATGTAGATTATCATTATATCCCACTAATCTTTTTGGAATCGTTTAACAGTCCTGCTCTAGTACTAAAGATTGCTGACAAAACAATCAAGATGCCAGTTGATTGGCAGATATTAATCGGTGAACAAGAACACGGCGACTTAGAAACATTGCCTCTATCTAGTCTTAATGACAGGGGATTTAATGTGTTTCAGTTCAATCCACTAAGTTCGTTCTCACCATCATTTCTACCGATTGAAATTGTAGATATCTATCCAGACGTAACTTGGTATGCACCTCGTCTTAGAAACGGACAATTCTTATGTGTTCCTATTGATGACGGTCCAAAGCCTCGTTGTGTTTATTTTGTCAAAGAAGTAAGTCGTAACTGCGAAATCGTAGATTACAGTCAAGCATTTTAAAGGAAGAAAAATGAAGTGGTTTGATAAATGGTTTTATAAGAAAGCCAGGCAAGTGTGGGAAAACAATCCTTATGCAGAAGAAGATTCTCCTATGCCATCTAATATGTATGGAAGAAAGAATGCGGTAGTCTCTAGTACTCGTACACTAGAATCAAATGGTGTCAATTTTAGATTGTATACTGCTAGTGGTGGTCACGTAGTAGAGTTGAATCATTATGATTCTCAAACTGATCGACAGACTACCGGATTGCATATTATTCCCGCTAGTGAAGATTTAGGTCAATCATTGGCACATATTATTACTATAGAAGCACTAAAGCGATAATGCAAGTAGCACACCAAACATTACAGGTTGAGGGTAATCGTTATTGTTTCAATCAGTCAAAGCGTTACCCGGAAGAGATTATTTCTGTGAAACGCTATGTTAATATCAATGATATTAACTTGACAGAAGATCAGATACCTGATACAATTAAACGTGTGCAACGTGACTGTCTTAATAATTGGTATATTGATGACAATGATGCATCAATTTACGTAGTTAAGCACGAAGACAAGTATGGTGTTTTCGCAAATCATCAGGCAATTTAAATGGCAAAAGAAAAAGTAGCAGTAGACGAAAAGTTAGAACAACAAGACTTTGATTTGTTCGAAGCCATAACGGCTATCGACAAGAAAGACTATGGCTACTATGATAGACTAACACCTGAACAACAAAAGAAGTTTGTTCCCTTTATGATGTTGCATTGGATTAGCGCAATCAAAGGTAACGAGGGTCTATCACGCTATTATGTTATGAGTACAAACGAGTATGCCAACAAATACTTGTTCAATGAAAATGTAATGAAGCATCCTAAACTACAGTGGCTAATGTTGTGTTCAGCAAGTCCAGGATTAGGTAAACAATTTCATCAATGGATCCCACATATTAAAGAACGTGTGAGTAAGTTGCGTGAACCCGC